CCTCGTGACATCGTCCATAATTCGACGCGCCTTGATCCCACTACTCAACCAGGCTTTCGGGTTCGTGTTGGTATAGCTCGCGGTGCGCCATGTTCTATACGTGCTGGTTTGCTTGCGGGGTTTGCCTCCACGCCCTTTTGAATACGTCGAGGCCATTCTCACCATTCCCGCGAGAGGATCACTGACATGATGTGGCTTGAGCTTGGGAACCATGTGCGCGGGGAGCCTGCCTCCATATCGCGTCTTCCTGTCGGCGTCGGTCATCGTCGCGGAGAGTCTGCGTGCTCGGTTCGCGGCTTGAGCACCGAATGAGGCTCGGATATCCTTGGCCTTACGACCGAAAGGAACATGGAGATACAGGTTCCCAGCTTTCGATCTCCTGATGTTTCGGGTACTTGCGCGAAGAAGATACTTACGGACATCATACGGGCCCGATGTACCTATCCCCCCGCTCCCCATTCCCTGCTCGACCATGTGTGCGAGGATCGCAGTGCTCGGACTCGCAGGAAGTCCACAAGTGAACCCTTTACTCGAAACGTCGCGCACCTGTAACGAGCGCTTATAGGCATCTAGTGTCGTGTTCAGTTTCTTACGCGCCTCAGCTGTCCATTCGGCAAGAATGAGGTCCGCAAGAAGTTGAGAACGCCTTAGAGTCTCCTGCTCCCCGAAACCGAGAGCTTCGAGAATTTGCGCTCGAAGGATTCCGATCTGTGCCATATCATCCCCCTAAGAATTCGAGAGAACACTGAACTTGGATCGGGAGCAGAAGAGGCGTCTCTTCTGCTTGTTTGTGTCGTCGCACCGAGTCGCGATGAACGTGAGGATGATCAGCCACATAATAACGCGGCCTCGCAAAGTATGACACACTGTAGCGCGTCCCCTGTGTTGGTGTGCTGTCTATCGCATCGCCTAGACTAAGATCGAGCTTCCCCTCCGCTGTGACCGTGAAGTCCACTCCCTCCGTAAGAGAGTTAGCCTCTGCACTCGTTCCGTCCGCGTTTGCGTATTGAAAGCGTAAAACACGAACCTCGGAGAGTCCTGTGGATAGATCGAGGGTGCGTGATTGAATGGGGTAACGTAAAGCCTCGATCGATCCAGCTCCCCGAACTCGGGTCTCACGATACACGCGCACGCTTTCAAGTACCGTGAAACGATCTCCATAAGAGGGTAAATGCTCTGGCAGCGTCGAAATCTGAACCATACCTCGAGCATACTCACCATAAAGCGCGAACGCTTCGGTCTTCGATGTGCTGGAGGTCACAACCGCTCGGATATCCTGGGCGCTGTGCCAAAAGTATCCCGTACCGTCGCACAATGCACAATCTGAGCGAGCTTCTCCTGTCGCTTGGTTTGCGCTGCCGTAACTCAAGGGGATCGAGAAATCATCAGATCCCCGAGCGCAAGGGCACTCGGCGCACTGCTCCCAACTCAGATCAATCCCCTTCGTGAAGATGAGACGTCGAAACTTCTCATCCTCGAAGTCAACTCTCGGTCTGAGCTTTGAGGGAGCTCGTGCGGGAAACGTAGACATCAGACGACTCCGAACTGAGTAACGCGGTACTGAGCACGTAGACCTTGCATCAAGTGTTTATATTGCTTGTCAAGGTTCTCTGCGCGTGCGGAGTAGCCTGAATACATCGCGGAGGATGTGGTATCGATGCTCGTTGAGAGTCCGTCTACGCTGACGGATTGAGACGCGATACCCGCTCCGAGAATCAAATCTCCAGCCACATGCAACAACAAGAGAGTCGCGGCTTTGATACCCACTGCTTGTTTCAGATCTGCGGGTAAGGTATCCGCAGTCCAAGAGATCACTAGGTCATCGGCGAGCGCTGAACTCAACGCTAAAGTGAAGCCGTCGTTACTCCGTCCACTCACCCTCACGGCGCTCTGATCCGTGGTTACGATGTAACTCATCAATAAGCTCTTAGGGAGTGTGACTTCGACCTCTGTTTCCCCTGCGGGAATGGTCGCGGATCCCGTTTGATCCGTGAAACCTGCGATGTAGTCGAACTCGAAATAAGCAGGTATATACCCGCGAGATTCATAGATCCCCGAACCGCCCATCAAGGGCACGCCCGCTCGATAGAAATAAGACCCCAAAGACTCAGAGCTTGGGATCAGGTGAATTTGTCCGTGAGTGTTCGAGGTTGCTGTGATCCACGAGAGCGGGATCTCTACGGCCTGAAAACTCCCGAACCTAATCCGCGCAGCCTCAAATGAAGCCACGGGACGATAGTCGAGCCGAAAAGGCCAATAACTAAACTGACCTTGTCGCTCTGCGTCGTGGCGCTCTCGGAGTACCGAGAACGGCTCAACGTTGATTCCCAAGTCGCTCTCGACGTGTCGAATCGCGGCTTGGATAGACTGAGTATAGATGATGTCTGGATAGTTCGATCCATCATCTAAAGTGAGGTCGACCCCGAGGAGCGTCGTATCTTTGATGAACTGCGGCGTTATCTGCGTATAGATCCCCATGATCGACCCCTAAGACTTATGTGTCGTCTTTGCGACGCGTGCGCCGCTTCTTCTGTGGCGCTGGCTTCGTAGGGACCTCTGTGAATCCAATCACTTCGGCCCATTGAGTGAGCGCTTTCATCGCGTACTCGTTCGCTTCATGGACGAATCCGTCAGCATCGATGTGAATCGCTCCACGTCCCGATCCGACATCGAGCACGCAATCTCTAAGAGTCTTATGTTGCCAGCGCATCAGTTACTCAGATCGTGGTGTCCAGCATGCCGCTTGTCTCAGTGACTCCAGCGTTTTGAAGAACAAAACACTTATTCGGAACTTTGACGATCGGAGCACCGAAGAGCATGAGCAAGAAGGGCTTTGAAGTCTCGGTCTCAGCGAGAGGACGACGGAAGAAGTCCAGGAGACGTACAAACTCCATGACGGTTGGGTCATGCTGTACGAAGACGATCTTGCTTGTGTTCGGAACAACGCTGTTATCATCGATGAAAACAGTGTCTGTGTCTGCGCTGCTTGTATTCTTGATCTCACCGATGAGGCGAGCCGTTGAGAAATCCACTGCGCCCGAAGTCGCGGCTTTCTCACTGCGATAGATCTTATAGAACACGGCGTCTGCTTGCTGTGCGAGAGAGATTGTGACTTTCTCAGAAGCTGCCACCTCAACCACAGGCGCATTCACTGGTGCGCTGAAACCGTCGTTGCTTACGCTCACGATACGATATCCGTAGAAGCCCTCGTCGTCCGCGACAAACTTCCCGTCGCTCCCCGCAGAAGCGATTGAGCTCACTGTCGCGCCCGCTGGAGCCGCTGATGATGAAGCGGCGCTAGGTGCGTTGTACGCATTGAACAAGAAGGGTGCGCTCTTTACTGGAACTGGCCCATAAGGGCTCATGATGTTGAGCTCTTGGACACCATAGGTGAGCCCATCAGCCGCGCGAAGTGCCGCAAATTGATCATGACGACCGAACTGAACTGCGAACTTGATGAGCTCTGCATGGATGCGAGGCTCAACATAGATGCAGTCGGGACGACCGAAGCGCGGAGCACTCTGGATCTCTGAGAGCACTTCTTGGAGGAGGCGAGGTGTCGGTGACTTGCCGCGAAGGTCGAAAGTGTTCTTCCCGCTGTTGTGGCTTTCGATCTGCTCGATGATACCATCGAACGCGAGCGGATTTACGCCCTCTTTCGCGTGCCACAATGAGCGCTCGAGCTTCTGCATGAGGCGAAGTGTGCCGCGCTCAGTCTCTGCCGCGATTGCGTTCGCGTTGTTGCCGATGAGACCGACGAGACCCGCTACGTCAGTAACCTCGCGACGCTCTGCGAGATACTTGACGCGGACGCTCTTACGCTCGTACTCAGAACGGTTTGTTGTTCCCCCGCTACCCTCTGCGATGAAGGGCTCGAGATCTAAACCGTGATCGTTGATCACCGCGTACTCGTGGAGTGTGTTGGTGACGCTGACCTTTGGAATCATAGGCCAAAGGCTGAGCTCTTTCATTGTGTAGGTCGCTGAGCTGAGAGTGTTCTCGATGCTCTGCGGAACTAGGGGAGAGAGGCTACCCGTATCTCCGCCACTTGTACCCGCCGCGCTTTGGTAGCCGATGTCGGCTTGGTTGACGATGTCGGCACTCTTGCGGAGAGCTGAGTTCAGGTTTGCGAGGTCAGCTACATTAACGAGCGCGTTGGCTTCTGGAAATGAATACATGGTGACTCCTTAATCTTAATCGAGATCAATGATGTGTGAGATCGCGGAGACAGGAATCCCCGCTTCAAGTTGAGCGATCGCAGAGCGAACAGCTCCCTTTCGCAATGTATCGACGTCGCTGTCCTGCAACATCGACAACCCTTTTTTGATGAAATCTTGACGGCTGGGACCCGTAGGAGCTGGGGCCTGAGCAGTAGCCGAAGTAACAGCGCGAGGAGCTTGAGGCTCTTTACGAAGCGCGTTGAGACTCTTATTCATCCCCTCACTCTCCGCTTGCATGCCCTTCATTGACTCCATCATTGCTTCAACGCCCTTCATCACTGCATCAAGTCGCTTGTTCATATCAGCGATCATCTTATCAGTGTTGTCGGCGAGAGCCTTCATCGCGTCGCGATAGTAGGCTTTTTCTACGTCCATGTCTTCTTCGTCCATAGACTCTTCGTCCATAGGCTCTTGATCATCCAAGTCAAAAAGAGACTCTTCGCGCTCTGCGACTTTGTCTTCTTTCATCTCTTCTTCACGAGGGGACATGGCTTTTGTCAGTGCTGTCAAGGCATCAGTCAGGGCGTCGGCCTCGACTTCAACGACCTCTGCGACACTGCTCTCATAGTCATCGAGGACCGAAGGATCTACGCCTTTAGCCTCGAGGTGCTTCTTCATTTGATCGAGCATCCTGTGTTCTCCAGATTAAGGTTAATGGGGTTGAGTGTATCATAATTTATCAGCGTGTGTATTTTTCGTTGACTTTGCGAGTTTGATCAATTTCTCGACGAGGACATCTAGGTCTTTATCTGCGGTACTCGGCAACCTCTCGCGGAGGAGCTCTCTAACCTCAGCAGAGCTCAACGTGCGCTTTTTCTCTGCTCCATACGTAGCAGAGCTCAGTCTACGATCAAGGCTTTGTTGCACGAGCGCACTCATCGCCGCATCTGCATCGGGGATCGATGCCTCTTGATATCCGATGCTCGCGCCAATCGAACGCGCGATGAGCTCAAGGTTCGTGTGCGGATTCACAGGCATCGCAGTAATCGCCACATTGAGGACTCGAGCTTTGAGAATCCGCTTCTGATTCTGGGGATCTCGGAGAAGCACCTGTCCCTCGACGCTGAAGCCAAGTGAGCGCTCTCCCCCAGCCTTCTTCATCGCGTTCGCCGTTTCATAAACATCTCGGCCTAACTTCTTATCGAGATACAGGATCCCCTCAACACGAGTTCGCTCGTCGTCAACGGGCTCGATCTTCACGGGATGCCCAAGAACGGCGCTCGGGCCTTGCTCGTGCTCGTGATTGAACCATCCATTCTCGAGGAAGTAAGACCAATCGATCCCATCTTGCTCGACAATTTCACCCTCGAGATCCATGTCTCGGGTAGAGCAGATCCCTCCGATCACTGCTTTAGAAAGCTCTTCGTCTTCACTATCCTCTGACTCTTCACGACCTTTGGTTAAGTCATCAAGTGACATGGGGACCCAACGCGCGAACGTATCGAGACTCTTCTTCGTAGCCTCCTCTACGTCATCGAACATAAAGTCATGTTCTCGGAGCCATTGAATCAACTCGTCTTTTGTCATCTTGTCCGCGTCCGCTCGGATACTTTGTATCTCGCTTTTCGCGTCCTTG